CCTGAACGCCCCGACCAAGCGCCGTTTCCCCGCTCCCGTTTTTTTATGAGGGGGGGGGCGGTGCTCAGTCCCATCGCTCCTCGGTCTCGAATTTTTCCGATGATGTTTTTGTTTTCGAAAAACTTTCGGGATGCTGCTCCTCGTGGCACCTCTTGCAGCAGCTTACAAGCTGCCTACTGCCTCCGTCATACACAGACAGAGCCAAGTCGGGCCTGTCCCTTAAATGCTTTACGTGGTGCACTATCACCGCACGGCTGTACCTGCCCCTCGCCTTGCAGTACTGACACTCATAGTTGTCAAGCTTCAAAACCATACCGCGCACGCGAAGCCACGACGCCCGTGAATAGAAAAGGTCGCCTCTCCCGTCCTTCAGAAGCTCCGTAAGCTGCGCAAGCTCATAATCCGATATCACAGTCAAACATCCTCCGAAAACAAAAAAGCTGCCTATGTTTCCATAGACAGCAAAATATTTAATTTTTTTCAAACTTTTTTATCAAAAACTATTGACTCAACACTCAATGCGTGTTATAATAAAACCATAGAAAGGAGGTGAAAAAATGATTGAGAAAATCACAGTGGTGATTGGCCTCGTAAGCTCAATAATTAGCTTAGCCGCTTCCATTATCGCATACAAGGCCAATCGCAAATAAGGGTAGGGGCTTCAAGCCCCGCCCTTCTCTGTGGCTATAATTATAACTCAATCATAAAATTTATGCAAACCATTATTCAAAACATCAGTCTTATAATAAGCGTTATTGCCCTCATTATAAGCATCGCTGCGCTTAAAAACGCAATATCCAATTCAAAAAGGAAGTGATAAATCTGACTGTCAAAGAAATGCGCACTGCTTCCGGGATGTCTCAAGTTGCCTTTGGCGAGCTTCTCAATATCCCTGTCCGTACCATTCAAGAATGGGAAGCAGAGCGCCGCACACCGCCTGATTATGTTGTCGAGCTCATACGATACAAGTTAATAAACGAACACATAATAGAGCCGGAGGTTTAATCCTCCGGCTCTTGCTTTTTTCAATAATACCATTATAGCAGATTATTTTACGGAAATCTTCCGGTCTTTTTCCGGCTACTCGCCCCTGCGCCCGTAATAGGCTATCGTGAACTTATACAGAGCAAGGTCTCTGTAATAGTAAATCTGGCTTTGTTCAAGGTGCAGTTCGTCCTTCAGCCGCTCAAGCCAGTCCCTTGTGTTATGTATATAGCACCTGTCGATTATAAGCCGCTCCTGTCCGTCGAGTACCTCAAGTGCCTTGTCCACGGCCCGAAGCCACGCCCGAATCTCCGCAAGCTCGGCGGCAAATGCGTCCCTCGCCGCAATATTCATCGCAAGCGCGTCCTCTCTTTTGTTGGTGCCGCCCGACACGGGCGTCGAATCTGTCAGCGCGCTCCTTATAGCCGTAAAGCTCTGCTCAAGCTGCCTGATTCTCAGCGGGATTGTCTCCGCCGCCTTCGCCTTAAGCATATAGTTTTTTAAATCCCGCTCCGCTAAGCGTTCTCTTTCCGATTTTCTCGGCATCGTTCCGCCTCCTTTTTTCTTGCTTTGCTCCCCTTCCAGACCTTGCCGTCCAAAAGGACTCTGCACCCCGCCGCTTTCATATTCAGGATTGTCTTTTCGTCGGGAAACAGCGCCTCGTCCTCTATGGTGCTGAGAAGCTGTCCGTTTCTGTATACCTCAAGCCTTGCCATTATCTTTTCCGCCTTTCTGTCCATTCCGCCGCGCTTATGCGCCCCTGCCGCGGCAGCATCTCCTCTATCTTCCGCACCTTCACGCAGCCATATTTCTCAAGGTCATATGATATGGCTTCCTTATAGCCCTGCGCCATATCCTCCGGCGCGTCAACCTCGATTGTGAGTATCAACACTGCACATCTGCTCCTTCCAGCCGAGAAGCTCACCCGGCGTAACACCAAGAGCCTCGCACAGGGAAACCACCGCAAGGGCGGGCGGATCGTGCAAGTCCCTCTCCCATGTGGATATTGCCGCGACACTGCATCCGACCTCACGCGCAAGCTCCTTCTGCATAAGCCCCGCCCGCTTCCTGTAGTATCTGATGTTTTCACCTATTGTCCGCATTGTTATCTCCGTTTCTCCGTGCTTCCGGCATTGCAAATTCGTAATCGGTCAATGTCCGATTGCTTGTAACAACAAGGTCGGTATTGCTTCTGTTTTGGCAGGCAGTACAGTCACAGCGGTTTGTATTGCTGCTTTTGTTCTCACGGAAAGGGCATAAATGATTGAAACAGTCCATCATCCTTCACCGTCCATTCTCGCTCCAATGTTCTCCGTCTTTCACTTCGTGTAAACGAATAATATACTCTTTGCCGTCAATTTCTGCGTTTATATGTTCGCTTGTCCACCCACATATAAATCCTTCGTGCCGCCATTCCTTGTATATCTTTTCTTCTATGGCAATAACAAAGGCTTCCATTATGTCTACTGATTTCATTTTTCACCGTCCATTCTCGCTCCGCAATGAGGGCAGTAGTTGTATTCTCGATAGCCGTCGTGCAAAGCTGCCTTCCTGTAGGGAACTGTATATTTGCACTCACTGCACTTAAAATAATGCGCTCGCGAATATTCAATCCACTGCCCGTGTTTCTGCACCGTTACGCCGTGTTTCGTAAGATAATCGGCCATATATCCCATCGTCATTGTGAGGCCTTCTTTAAACAGCTCGTCAAGCTCAGCCATCGTTTTACTCCTCTTCAGTTATCTTTTTGAATATTTCCTCATCATATTCCGGCAGAGACTTAATATAATCTCTCAATTTTTTCGGCATTTCCGAATATGCCTCTTTAGTTGTTCTGCCTTTAATCTCTGGCGCCGGCGTACATTCCCACTTACCGCCACATTTGTTTTTGAGTTCTTCGGCATTTGTGTAGTTGGGATACCAGTCACCAAGATGCGCCCAAACCTCGTTAAATCGTTCCTCTGTAACAGGTTTGTTGAATATCATAAACTTTCCTGTCGTGTCATAACAGAAAATGCAATGTGATATACCCTCACACTTATAACAAAATTTTGAGAAATAAACACCGCGGCCATTGCTTATGCCGTAGCCGTCGCTTATGCCGCGGCCATTGCTTATGCCGCGGCCGTCGCTTATGCCGCGGCCGGCGCTTATATTCTTCTGATATCTCACAATCTCGTCTGCCATTTCGTCAAAGCTCAGGACTTCTACCACTTTAAGAGTCCGACAAACCGTTTTGTCTCCGCTATCTAAAATCTCATCATAAGCCTCTACCTTTGCAAACCTACTCCACTGAACAAAGTCTTTATATTTCATCGTATCAATAGGGTCTTTGCTGAAGTGCAGCCCCCACTCGCACCGGCCTATGCTTCCGGTAACTGTATGTACGCTGCCTTCAACATTTCCGTTTTCATCTGCATAGCAATAATTGCCACGCCCTGTCCAGTCCCAGTTGAAAATTTTATAACCTGCTGCCAGCGGTTCTTTGCCCTCTAACGTTTTAGGGTTTATTCTTCGTGTGGTTCTTTCATTGCTCATCTTTAATCTACTTCGTAAACCGTCAAAACTTGCTCATTTCAGCCTTTGCCGCTTTCAGCTCTTTCTCAAGCTGTCCGGCTCTCTTTTCAGCCTCTTCATATGCCGCTATAAGGTCAAACAGCGCGGCGCTGGGCGGCAGCATCTTCGCCGCTTTTATTACTTCGTCATAGTCTTTCATTCGCTTACCTCTCATACGGACTGAGAAGACTCCAGTCCCAGTATGTCCCGCCTCTGTACGCATTGCGGAAATGATTGTGCCTGCCGTCTCCCGTAAACCAGAGATAATCACTCGGAAGCACACGCCCAACGTTTCCGCCGCTCAGCTTCTCCAGCCTCCACCTTGTCAGCACATCTACAGCCAGAGCGTATAATTCTTCCGTTACCGGATTACCTGCCCTGTACCCAGTAAACTGATACGGCGCTGTTATTACCTGCGCTATGCTTCCGTACCCTGCGTCCACGCGGTTAAGCACGCACCATATGACCGCCGCCTGCTCTGTCTCAGTACAGCCCCGCGCCTCGCCCCAGACCAGCTTTGCAACGGTCTCAGCTTCATATGTATCAACTTGTACGGCTTCTTCTACGGACTCCTGTATCCGCGTGCCCGCGCCTGTGAGGCTTGACCCCGCTATAACGGCGGCAAGCAGCAAAGACTTTATCCGCATATCGTTTCCACCACTAAACCGCAAATCCAGAGAGCGCCGAGTACCACAAGCATAAGCGCCGCCGTCTCGATTACAAGCTCAATCCCTTTTACTACCGCCCTGCGGTATGTCCTCTTATTCAGCCCGCAAAGTTTCCACTGCTCCATAATTGCCTTGTCCTTTCTTCGTTTTTGTTCCTTCGTTTTCTAAGGCGCTTTGTGCAGCCGTCTCCGGCCGGGCAGCCTCTGCTGTGCTTCATAACCCCTATGTAATTGCAATATGCTTTATATCCGGCCTGATTTGCCGGCGCTTTCTCCAGAAAAAAACACCCCGCACAGTATTCGGCCACACATTTTATCTCTTTCCCGTATCTCATATTTTCTCCTTACCGCGATACTCGCGTACCTCAACCCGAATGCAGTCCTCGTCGTGGAAATATACCTCACAGCCCTTTACCCATTTGCGGCTGTCGTCCCGTATAACCCTGCCTTTCATCGCGTCCTCCGTCAGCTTGAAATAGATCGCGTGATTTGAGCAGTCAAGCCTGTCGTTGAAGTACATAGCAATACTCACGGGTCTGTCAAAGGGCCGTTTCCTTACCCCCTGCCTGTCCATCTCGGCGCGTACAAGGAAATGCCAGTATTCGGCGTCCTCCCTGCGCTTCGTCCAGTGCTTTCCGCTCCAGTAGGAGTTAAGCCCAAACCTTCTGTTCCATTCCTTTCTGCCCGCCTCGGAGGCCGGGTACGGTATTCTGAAAGACACCGTCAAAAGGGCAAATCCCCGTCGTCATATTCAAGCTCGACCGGTTCATTTTCACCGTCAGGCACACTCTTTTTGCTGTCCCCGAAATAAACCGAATCCGCAATAATTTCGACGGCTACGCGGTTTCCGCCGTTTTTGTCCGTCCATTTCCGCGTCTGCAAGCGGCCGTCAATAACCGCCATACGCCCTTTCGCGAAATATCTGCATACGAATTCCGCCGCTTTTCTCCAGGCGACAACATCAAAAAAATCGGTCTCTTTTTCGCCGCCTTCCGGTTTATAATCCCGTTCCACGGCAATGGTAAAGCTTGCCACCGCCGTTCCGCTCTGCGTGCGGCGAAGCTCCGGATCCTTTGTCATTCTTCCCATAACGGTGATTTTGTTCAGCATTTTATTCTCCTCCGTTCATCTGCTCCGCAAAGCGCCGCATACGCTCAAGGTCTTCCCTTGTGACCTTCTGCTCGGCAGAGGGCGCACTTGTCTTAGTCTTCACCGGCTTATCTTCCCGTTCCCAGCCCCTGAGTGCCGCCTTCCAGTCCTTCATTTTGGTCTTGCCTACGAACCAGCCCTTAGAGGCGTAGAAATCCACAAACCTTTCGGCGTCAATCCCACTGCCGCGTTCATTGCAGTAAGCTCTCACTTCTTCAACAGTGGGTGGGACAAAGCGCAATGCGCTTTTTTCTTTTACACTTTCTTTTTTTATATCTTTGTCTTCTTCTTTTTCTTTGTCTTTGTCTTCTTCTTGGCCATTTTTGCCATATGGCAAATGGCATTTGCCATTTTTGCTATTTTTGCTATCTGTTTGCCATCTTGTTTTTGCGCCTTTTTTCCCGGCCTCCGCGCGTGCGTTGGCAATAGCGCTATAATTCTCGTTATCTCTGTCTATGTCCAGCCGCATACCATCCCACAGCAACGCCTCCCGGCCCAGGTCGTCCGGCTCTGCTCCCATTGCCTTATAGCGCAGGGCAGCTCTCACCAGTCTTCCGAACTCGGTATCATTGAGTTTTTGGTACTTCTCCAAACAGTCCACAAAGAGTTTAAGGTAAGTTGCGCTCATTTCATTTCCTTCTTATATTTTCTTCTTATGTTCCAATAGACATTTGATCTGCCTGTTCCAATTCCTTTATCTTTCGCTTTAAATATTTCTGCTGTCTCAATATGGACAGGGCACGCGCCCTACCTCTGTTATACTGCCGCTTCAGGTCACTCAAATCTTCGCTCAGATAGTATCCTGCTCCGTCCTGGTCGTTCATTATTAACACGCCGCGGTCTCTCGCCTCCTGTATCATCCGGCGAACCGTCCTGTCAGGCTGATTTAAGATAACGCAAAGCCGCTCTCTGGTGACCGCGTTCTCTTTGCCCGCCGAGAGAATGTCAGCTATTTCCACGCTTTGAGCCTCCTTTCGCTTTTAGCCCATACAGGCGGCACAGCGTTTTATCCAGAATAATGCCGCCCGGTAAGTGATACTTCTCAAAAAATACACTGTCTCCCGTTGTGTGCGCCTCCGTATGGTGTATTCTGCACAGTGGCAGCGCCTCCATACCTTCGTGTATTATGTCGCGCCTGTCGCGTCCTATTCCCACTCTGTCTATGTGGTGAAGCTCGGCACGGAGGCCGCACACACAGCACTTCTTCGTTACAAGGCAATGGTATATGTAGTCCGGTATATCGTCCGTGTACTCCAGCAGGGAGATGCGGCACGGTATATCCCAGTCAAGAATGAAGCGGATCAGATACCTCTGGAACGCGCACACAAGGCTCATCGGAGCATTGGAAAGAGAGAATATTTTGTCCGCCGTCTCCTCAAGGTCATCGGCAAGAAACTTTATCTTCATCCATTCTTTTGTCGAGTCCATTCCCTGTCCCGTGTAATCGCTTATCTCACGCAGCAGCGCAAAGCACATCTTCCTCTGCCTGTCCGAAAGGGGTCTTGAGTCTATAGGCTGCACAAGGCACTCCTTATATTCACGCTTTGTCAGGGTGAACCAGTCCTCGTAGGGGGCCCTGATGATAAGCTCTCCGGCTTTCTCGTCAAAGCCCGTTATTCTCCCCCTGACCGTCTCAGCCGGCGTTTTCATCTCTCTTCACCTTGCTGTTTCTTTATGCACTCAAGGCAGAGAACACGTCCGTACTTTTTTATGCTGCCTTCGGCGTGCCGTCTCAGCCCTATCTCCACTCCATTGTTTGTGTATGGCTTCAGAACCTGTCCGCACTCGTCACATCTGAAATATGCAGGTTCCTTCGGCGCAGGCTTCGGTTTATTCACTCCAAAGCTGAATGCCGTAGTCCCGGCCTTGTCGACTATTACAAGCTCAGTAATTCTGCGCTTATCGTCATATGCGATATGGTCAACGTAAAATTTTGTGCTGCATACCCATTTGCCGTTTTTCTGTTCCGCCGCGCCGCTTATCCATATAAACGGCGACGTGTAAAGCTCTCTGCCAATGCCCCAGTTTACGCAGGCTCTCTTGAAGCTGTCGGAAGCGTGCCCCTTTTCCGCTTCTGTATTGCTCTCAGCGCCCGCGTCCTCTTTCCATACCCACCTGGAACCTAAATTGTCATTTGCATAATTGGTGTTGATCCCAACCATACAAAACAGATTATCGTTATGTTCTGAATGTTTGCGCTGCCAGTTCCCCGGGCCGACTGTTTCGTCAAGAATTGACATATCGCACCTTGCGTCTTTATACAGCAAAAGCTGTACGCCCTTTTCGGTACATCTCGCAGCTCTGGTTTCTATCTCATCCGCATAAAGCGTTCTGAAATTAATCACTTTTCTTTTCCTCTTCTATTTCCAGCGGGCACAGTCTCCCGAACGTCCTGTCGTCCAATATGTACTCGCCCGTTGCCCGGCACTGCTTCCTCGAATATGTCTCAAGCAGCGGGCAGAACCCGCAGCATACTCTGTCTTCAGGGAAAAATATCCTGACTCGGGCCGCCGTGTAATATTTAACGCCGCTCTCAAAGCTCATATAACTACCTCATACCCAAGCGCCTCGAACTTCTCCCTGTCATAAAGGCCGTTCCATTCGCTTTCCAGACAGTCGATACAGCAGATTTTGCCGTCGCCGCCATAACCGTAGTATTCTCCCTTATATATATCTTCACCGCACACCGTACAGCGTGCCGTAACCTCGTCCTCCGGTGGCTCCAGCGGTAATTCAACATGATGTTTCATTGACTTTCCCCCAAAATGTGATATTATATAAATAAGTTATTTGTTTATTTTGTATAATCTTTTTTTCACATTGCTTTCCCAGAATCTCCATTTTTAGATTGGTTGCTCACTTTCTCAAGTGGGCAGCCTTTCTTTTTGCCGTTTTTCCTTTTTCATTCCGTACTGCCCTCGAGCCGTTCGCCGCGCTGCTCGATTATGTACTTGATTGTCCTGTGTTTTCATATGCTTCCCTTCTCCGGGGTAAAGAGCGGCGGCGCGTCAAGGCGGATGATTTTATATGTAAGGAGGTAACTCTTCACAAAGAGTTTCGGATAATAACCGCTTCGGTTTCCCCGTTATGCTTTCCCGTCGGCTGTTTTAAAGTATTCAATAGAAAGAAAAAACAATGATTATGTGTTCCGGCCGCGCCGCCGCTCTTTACCCCGGTGTTGCTTTTCGTTATGTATTTTTCAGTATTTCCGCCTTAGCTTTCAAAAACGCCGTTACATTCTCCACTACCGCGTCCTCCGGGCAGTAGCCGCCGGAGATGAACACCGCCAGCTCGTCCAGAGTAAGCGTCCCGGGCTTTGACAGACGGCTTGCGAATGTGCTGTAGCTTTTGCCGATAGTCTTGCCGTATTCTTCATACGGCAAATCCTCAGCACAGCTTTTTATAAGTCTCGGAAGCCGCCGAAGCTCGAATTCCGTCTGCTTTTCCTTCTTCGGATTCCGTCGGCGCGTCATATATATTCCCGATGCCGGCATAGTTTATCTCTCCTTTCGTTTTATGCTGCCGCCGCTTTCGTTTTTGTCTCCGTCTCTCCCGTTTGCTTCCTCCGTCTGCGGCGGCAGGCGCTTATCGGCAAACTCCGTCAGCCTTTTCAGCTCTTCCTCAAGGTAAAGGCACACCGCCCTCATTTCCTCCTCGGACAGGCGCCCGTCAAGGGCCGCCCTGCACAGGCCGTTCCGCACCCCCTGCGACTTTCTTGCAAGAAGTATCATCTCCGCCGCGTATCTGTTCGGATCGTCCGGCGTGTCGCGTGTCTCCTCCGCCAGCTCTGTCAGCCGCTCGGACATACCTTCAAACCAGCTTTTCCCGCTGCCTGAAAACAAATTTTTCAATCCTGTTCACCGCTTTCGTAGAATTCGCCGCCCGGCTTACCGCCGCAGTACGGCTTTGCTTTCTTTTACATTTATTTTCCGTCCCGCTCTTTAAAATATTCCCGGCGGTCATACTGCCGCTTTACCCTTTTTTCATCCATTGTTATAATGCAAGCAAAAGGAGTTGTTTGATTATGACCATTCAGTCGCTAATACTTTTGCATAAATTAAAAAAAGCTCAACAAGTCGAATCCGGAGAAGTTTATATCACTGATTTTAAGGCGATCACTGTGTGTGGACCGACCGATGAAGCTGCTGTAACCGTTGACCTTTCGTCTTTTAAAACGTCGCTTCTTTCTGTACTGGCATATTTGAACGATGAAAATATGATTACTCAATCCAGCCGCTATACATACGTGAAACTTACTCATTCCGGCTGGCGGTATTGGCAAACTTACTGGCACAATTTACTTTCTTTTTTGTTTTCCTCAATCCTCGTGCCCATTGTCGTTTCTTTCCTGACAGCTCTTTTTACTCTATGGATACACTCATAGCTTAAATAAAGCCGCCTGTATAAAGAATGAACAGCGTTACGATTGTGCTTACCAAAATATTTATAACTATTTCAGAAATTATTCGGTTGCTGTATTCTGTTTTCCTGCTGCGTCTCATTCCCCCGCTTCCTCCGTCTTAGCTCATATAACTGCCGTCAGTTGCCGCTGGCGGCAGTTATATTTTTACTATCCTCTATGAACTCTACCGATATATCGGTTTTCCCTTCCCAGCTAAGCTGTGCTTTGATTTTTTCAACAGCTTCTATATGTTTTAGCAGTTCATCTACAAGCACTTTGTTCTTATCGAAATTGGTAATTTTAAAATTAACCCTCATCTCACCCGCTCACCCCTTCCTTGCCTTGATAAGTTCGTTTACAGCACACTCAACTCTCTCTTCTATACCTTGCGGTTCCCGCTTGCCGTTGAGTACCATACTTACATATCTGTCAGTTATACCCATATGGTCAGCTAGCATCTTGTTGGTTATCTGATGTATATGCATCAGCCCGACTACTCGACCTGTCCAATCTTTAGGCACAATTTTTTCAACTCCTTTGATTTTCTCGTTGAAACTTTCAAACTGCTATGATATTCTATAAGTAAATAAAGGCTTACTGTCGTTTCGTTTGAATTTTCCAACTATTGACTATATAATATTCCGATTTTTCCAACTTGTCAATATGTTTTTGTTGGAAAGTTCAAACTCTGCGTTTTGTACAAAACGAAGGAGTGATTTTTGTGTTCTTTGAACACTTTGTTTACCTTTGCAAAAAAAAGGGCGTATCTCCAAGCAAGGCCACAGCCGACTCTGGGATAAACAAGTCTGCTGTAACCTATTGGAAAAATAATCCGGACGCCCGCCCGAGCGGCAAAAATGCTCAGAAACTATGTGAATACTTTGGGATATCAATTGGAGAGCTGTACGGAGAACAGGACACAAAAAAAGAGCCTGCCCCTGAGGTCAGGGACAAGCTCGACGAGGATATATGGAACGCTATTACTCAGATTCCCGATGAGAAGCGGGAAGAGGCTCTTCGCTATCTTCAATATCTCGCTTCTCAGTCAGAGCAATAAGAAATGAGAGATATTTCTCCTTTTCACTTCTGGATAAGGTCTGGCACAATTTGAACATTTCTTCATTTGTCATTTTCATATCTCTCCCTATAATTTATTTTCTCTTTGCTTTGTCCGGCGGCTCCCGTTCCAAAACGAAAAGGTCCTCTATCCGACAGTTTAAGGCCTCCGCTATTATAAGAGCGTCTTTTATGTTGGGTATGCTCTTGCCGTTTTCTATGTCGCTAAGTGTGGATTGCGGTATTCCCGTTTTCTGGCGGAGCACTTTTTGTGACACCCCCAGCCTGTACCTGTAATTTTTTATAAGTATCCGTAATCTCATCCTAACCCCACTGTAGCTTTTTGTCGATAAAATATCGGTATCCCGATATTCTTTGTAGCAATTGACAAAATTTTCCAGTTTTTATTATAGGGTTGACAATATGAAGGTATCAAGCTACGGCGCTTCCTCATTTGTGTTTTACAGGAAATTTTTTCCGCCGGCGGTGCTTATACTTTTATAATAGCCTTACAGGTGTCCGAAAAACAGGACTTTACGAACATTTGTTCTGTTTTTTGAAAAACGGCAAAAAAATACCGCCCGTTTATATACAGCGGACAGTAAGCTTCTGCGCCTGCACATATGTTCTTTCGGTTTAATATTGCACACTTACATACAATTTAATAAAAACGCCCGCTCCCCTTTAATCCGCGCCGAAACTGCATTATATCTCCTTGTTTTCCAAAGCTTTTTATGGTTTCGGTATGATAGTACCGAAACCAATTTGACAAGTCAAATTGGACGAAAATGAAAATAGGGAGGATAAAATTATGGGCTTTAGATTCAGAAAAAGCATCAATTTGGGTGGAGGATTTCGAATTAATCTCAGTAAATCTGGAGCTAGTTATAGTTGGGGGCATCGTGGGTATCGTATCAGCAAAACGGTAAATGGATCCACACGGACTACGGTATCAGTCCCTGGCACTGGTATATCTTATGTTCACGAAACCAAAGAGAATGCCGAGCATCTTGAAGAAGCAAATGGTAGTAATCTGTATGATACACAAAGCATATCAAACAATGTTGCTTCTGCGATGGTTTCGGACGGACTTGAGGAAATGCTTTCCGAGGCAAGAAAAATTTTGAGGCTGAATAGCTATGTTACTATTGGACTAATCATTTCCCTAATTTTAAGTTTTGGCTTTCCTATTCTGTTTATCCCCACAATTGTATTCGTAGCCTTAAAGATTTTTATAAAAACTAAAGGCGTAATTTATTTAAACTATTCTATTGATAACAATCAACAAGCCCTTTTCGACGAAAAAATAGATCCTATGATTAGAATAGCCGAATGCAAAAAAGTCTGGCGTGTTATGCAAACAAGTAAAGTTCTGGACAAAAGATATTCTGCCGGTGCAATCAATTCAGTTAAGAGAGATATATGCAAATCCTCGACAATTGCCCCGTTCCCATTCAAAGTAAATATAAAGGTTGTTTCATTTAAAACAGCAGCAGAAACATTACTGTTTCTGCCTGATAAAATGTTGATAATTCAAGGTAGCAAAGTCGGAGCTCTAAACTATTCTGACATCACTTTTCAAAACCGCACTACCCGCTTTGTAGAAGATGGTGCTGTGCCTAGTGATGCTAACATTATCGGGCAAACTTGGAAATATCTAAACAAATCTGGTTCTCCAGACAAGAGATTTAAACATAATCGTCAGTTGCCGATATGTCTATACGGAGAACTCTCTTTAAGTTCTGAGTTAGGACTAAATACGGTAATTATGTACTCCAATCCCGGCGAAGTCGAATAAAAAAAATACCGTCCGCCTGCGCAAACAGGCGGACGGGACGGCACTTTATCTGATGTTCAAAACTGCGAATATTTTTCCAAAAAATCATTTGCGGTCATAACGGAATCGTCCCTCGGGAAATGCTTTATATTTCCCGTGATCAGAATCGCTCCGCAATATTTCGCGACCTCATAAAATTTTTTGTCTGCCTCATCTGTAAATTTATCGTCCAGCGGTTCGGCGATAACGCTGCGCCCGGTATGCTTTACAAAATCAAGCAGCGCATTTATCTCATTGGGCAGAAACTTAAATTTCGGCCTGCTTAATACGTCTCTGTATTCGCACAAAATGCGGTAGTCATAGCAGGGAACGAGCCTGCCGCCGATTACGGCGCTCATAACTTTTGCGGGCGCGCCGGATTTCGACCATAAAGACGACACAAGGATATTCGTATCTATTACAACAAGCATTTCTTATTCCGCCTTTCGCGCGGCGGCAATTTCGGCCTCGATTTCCTCGTCCGTCATAAAGCCGCTCTCGGCCGCGCGGGCGCGCATAGCGTTAAAGGCTATCGCCGCTTTCGCCTGTCTCACCGCCTTTACGGTCTCTTCAAAGCTGCCGTCGGCAATATCTATGAGCAGGGCCGTCGGTTTCCCGTTGTTCGTGATAACGACTTCCCCGTCGGCCGATAAATTATCCCAAATGCTTTTGGGCGTTGTTCTTAAATCCCGTACAGTATAGAAATTCATATAATCGCCTCCTTGCTATTATTATACTATATTGTTGCACAATTGTCTACATATTATGCACCAATATATTGTAACAATACAGGTTTTATGTTTAACTTTCACTTTGTTTATTGGGGGTGCTGCCTATTGAAATGTATAAAATGCAAAGCCACAATACCCGACGGCAGCTTATTTTGCAACTACTGCGGCAAAAAGCAGACCGCGGGCGGGGCGGACATCGGGGCAATAAAAGTGCCCGAACCGATACAGGTGTCATCGGGCAACTGGTATATCCGAATGCGCCTGGGCGGCGAGAGCATATCGGTCACCGACTCCAGCAAAGCCCTGTGCAGGAAAAAGGCCATTGAGATAAAAAGCGACTATATTGCCGGACGCAGAAAAAAATCGGGAAGCAGTAAAACGCTGGCAATGTGCATAGACGAGCTTATAGACGAAAAATCAAATATTTTGTCGCCGTCTACCATAAGCGGATATGAAGTAATCAAAAGGAACCGCTTCAAAAGCGTTATGCACAAGCCCCTTTCCTCGGATATAAACTGGCAGAAGGTAGTAAATCAGGAGGCCGCGACAGTGGCGCCCAAGACGGTGAAAAATGCCTGGGGACTTGTATCGGAAATCCTGAAAAAAGAAAAAATAAACATTTCCGACATAAGGCTCCCGACCATACCGAGCCGCGATATGCCCTGGCTCACGCCGTCAGAGATAAAAACTTTTATAAAATATATCGAAGGCAGCAAATACGAAACGGCCTGCCTTATTGCTCTGCACAGCTTCCGTATGTCAGAAATAATAGGACTGACTTGGGAAAAAAGCGTTGATATTGAAAGCGGCAGGCTAAAATTCAACACATCCATAGTCCGAAACAGCGAAGGTCAACTTGTTACCAAAGATATCGGGAAAAGCGACGCGGCCAATCGCTCTACTCCCATAATGATCCCCCGGCTGAAATATCTATTGCAAACATCAGCCGTTAAAACCGGCCCTGTCGTTCCGTACAGCAGCAGTACTCTTTATAAGGCTGTAAAACGATTATCCCGTAATGCCGGCGTCACTGAAGTTTCCCCGCATGGGCTGAGGCGCAGTTTTGCTTCTTTAGCTTATGACTGCGGATTATCCGAACGGGCCACAATGGAAATTGGCGGCTGGAAGGATAAAGACATTATGCACAAAATATACATAAAATTGGCCAGCGAGTCTATAAAGGAGGCCGAAACTAAACTCATCGCATTTTATTCCGACGCAATGTAATACCCCTTGCATACTTTGAAACAGAATGGTATATTGTAATTCAGTACGGTAGAGGCTGCCGAAGCTTAATGCCTGTGCAGAGTCTGTAAGACGTAATAACGGTACAGTCTGAGGTCAGCGAGCCGCAAAGCCTCTGCCTTTTAGGCACAGCGAGTGTCAATTCGGCATTATATGCCGCCAACTAAAATGCCAACTTGATTTTAAAATTATTGTACGACAACGATTTTCAGCTTTATATTATGGGTTCAACTCCCCTCGCCTCCACCAATATATAGAAAAAGAGCTGAAAGTTCGAACTTTCAGCTCTTTTTCTCGTTATTATGCACAAAATCATTCAATATATTTTATTCTCTATGTTGGTATTTAACAACACGCTTTTGAAATTTAATGGGTAACGTCTGAATTCACGCCTAATTTCTTAAACTTAAAAGGCGTTCGTGCCAACTAAAATGCCAACTAAACAATTATCTGTTTTTAACAGTACTCGTTGTGCCTGATAGAGAAGGATGTATTTTATGAACGAATATAAACCTGTCGCAGGCGATTTCTTGTCGAAATATGTATTAACCCTCCGCACACGCTTAGGGCTTACTCAGGAGCAGATGGCAGAGCAGCTTCGCATATCGGCAAGGGCATACCGAAATCTGGAATACGGCAGATACTGCTGCTCCGGCACCACGCTGCTGTTCCTGCTGCTTTTGCTTGAGGATAACGAGGTGCACGATCTCCTCGGCGAGCTCCGAAAGAAAATACTCGATTTCGAGCACGACAGCACCGCCTGACTCTTTTTATCTTCTTTCAGCAAGAAGACTCCGACCTCTAAGGTGGGGGAGGATGTCACTTTCCGTATACTCCGGCCCTGTCGTTTATGACAAGCAGCCTGAGCATATCCTCTGTCAGCCCAAGTCCGGCATCACCGCCCAAAAGATACCCCTTGTCCATAAGCTTCTGCACGGTCGCTTTCCCCCACGCAGGCACCTCATCTATAATATTGTAGCGTTCCACGTCTTCACTCTCCCCTGTTTTGTTCATTTCGGCTTTAACATCGGTTCTGAAGTCATCCATATCTTTGCCATGCTTCGGGAACCAATGCATAACATCGCTGTGCCGCGAAGCTATCCCGCGTTCATATCCCTCGCTGTGGCAAATTACAACGCCGTCCGATTCCGGCTCAAGGCCGTACTCTTTGCAGAGATATGCCGTAAATTCCACCGCCTCTTTATACACGGCATTGAAGTATTCCGTATTTTTCAAATCATCCTCGCATATCTCAAAGGATATGTGACTGTTATTTGCCTCTCCGCCTGCGTGCCAGCCTCTACGGTCAAACGGCAGAGTCTGGTATGTATACACCTTCCCGTCTTCTCCCCTGCCTATAAAGGCGTGTACGCACTTCTCTACGCCGCTTCTGTTCCAATGGTTATTGTTATTATTCTTGCCGAGAAAACCGTCATCCGGCTGAATATAGCGCTTCAGGTTCGGATTGTTCGCCCCTGTAGAATGTACCATTACGCCCTTTGGCTTTATCCTCCTGCCGGATTTATAGCAATCGTTCTCTGTCAGGATGCACTTTCTAAGGTTCATGCTTATTCTCCCTTGTAGCTTGCGGAGCTTATCATAAGGACCGCGCCGAGGAAGGTATCAACCGCCGTTATCGTGCCGGTTATCTCCGTTACAAGCGGAAGCCCCCATATTCCGCCCAGCGCCGCATACAGCGTGGCCGCCGCAGGCAAAACGATTACAACTATCCATTTGAGTATGTCATATGTTTTGTTTGTGAGTTTCATTTTTATCCGTCCTTTCAACATAACAAAGACCGCCCTGTCAATATTGACAAAGCGGTCTTTTCGGAGTATTATTGATATAGAAAAGGTGCTATCGGCAAACGGTTAGCCCTAACGCAAAAGAATAACTGCTAAAGAATAGCCGCTAACTTTGTGAGGGTTGGGCGGCTATTTCTTTTTGCAAATCTGAATTATCAGACCGGCAAAGCCTATAAGTACCAAAAAAAGCTGAAAAAGCTCTTCATATGTAACCATAAGCACCACCCCCTTCTTCGGGGAGTAGCTAACCGCCTACCGTGTATGATAGCACCGCATATATAATATACCCCGCGCTTTTCTTTGTCAATTTGAGCCGCACCCGCGGCGCCGCACTTGACAAAACAGCTCAGCCGAAGTATTATTGTTATAGATAAAGGCGCTGCCGGTAAACGGTTAGCTCCGGAAGATTAGGTTAATATTTCTAAGAACCGTCACTTGCCCGAGTGGCGGTTCTGCTTTTTTATCCTCACTGTAATAACAAATCCTAAGATATGTAAAGTCAAGATAATTGGCATTCTCATCACCTCGCTTTCGCTTGGTGTGAGCTAACCGCCTACCGTATATGGCAGCGCCTTACGCCTATAATACATACCGCGCCGCTTTTTGTCAATTTGAGCCGTTTTTTGCGGCTCTTTTTTATTTTGTATTCAGCCTCGAAACCTGCATTCTTTCAAATTCCTGAAATTCTTCCATACACTTCTTGTACTCGCCCACGCCTTCTTCTATCTCTCCGTTGGGCTCTCCGCGTTTTACCGCCATTGCAAGGGCGTAAGACAACTTGGCCGTTGCAATTGTAAGATTTAACTGCAGTCTGTCGCTTTCTATCTTGGCCGCAGAAAGCTCGTCCGCATATTTATCTCTCTTGTTGGTCTTGCGGTTAAACACAGCCATTGCTACGCTGACTATCAGGCTGGGAAGTATCGCGAAAAATATCTCAAGCGGGGTCATTTTAACCCTCCCACTTTTTCCAGTTCTGGGAATATTCTTCTGCACTGTATGCATTGTTATCTACAAGTGATATCCATATAATGCCATTATTATCTATGTAGCATTCGTCCTTCATATACAGGCCGCTTGTCCCATAAGGAGCAACATAAGGTTTGGCTTTCTGTGGGTTTTTGGTATGCTTTAAGCCCCATAAAGCTCTAAGCCCGGAAGGACGGGTATTGGGATGATTAGCAGCATTGTACGGCTGAAGGAGAACCCATACCTGACCTTCATCCTTTACGCAGAATTGATTTGCAGTATATGAAGTATAATCCTTGCTATTATCGTACTGTGGGAGCTTCTCTTCTTCGTCTATAATTTCCGTATCGGACATTTCAGGCATTCTTTTTATTAAATCTAAAGCATCTGCTTTGCCCAATGTACGCATAGCATTCTGCACAACTTCCTTATCTGTCATATTTCATTTACCCCTTCATAATATGAATTAGCCATATCCGTCCAAATTTGCTCTATTTGCTGGTTTAACTTCTCTTCTGTTCCACTTTCAACCTTTTTGTATACTCTCTGCCCATTTTCTTCTACTTCTACATATCCTTCTTTAGGAGGAAGCTGCGGTTTTGATACTGCCATCTAAATCACTCCTTTGCTCTTATATATGTGTAAACGCCGTCAATAGATATTGTCGGGAGGGGTAAAACCGGGACTTGCCAAAAAGCTCCATATGCAGGAGAAATAACAAAATTGTTATTTAAAACATCTACTAAATATGTGTTATAATTTGTATCAAACTGTCTGTTTGCACCAGTTTCCGGAATCGCTGTAGGAGACGATGATATAGCAGTGCTTAAAATATCGCTTATGGAAAAAACTTTTATGCCTTTGCCACTCGGCAATATAAAATAATCTTCCCAACGTGCCATTGTGTGACGGGATGTTGCTGACATACCTAAGGCAGTTAAACCTATCACGGAACTATTTGTACCCCCTCTATTCCAGCTAGACAACCTTTTATTTATAAAATCACTTTCAGAAACAACATAAACTACTTGATTAGCCGTATCATAATTAACGCCAAAAAGGAAAAATTTATCTGAAGCTTCATCATAATAGATTTGCCCTATTATCCCTCCACCCGATAAAGCAGCCTCTTCGTACGTATTACTTGAATTTGTAGCAGTAGGAAAATCTGCCAAACTATCGATAAACATTATGACACTATTACCTGCAAACTTTGCAAGTATATAATATTTATTTTTAAGGTATTCTATATCTGAAATAAGCATAATCTCATCATTCCGAGTACCTTTTTCAATTGTCCAAGTCCCACCGGGAGAATCAGAGTATGCAATTGTCCAATATAAAAGAGAACTTGTCCCAGATACCCCAGCAAGCACAAATTGATTATTTAAGAATTTTAACTTGTGCGGCTCTGCCTTTACATTGCTGGACGTTCCTGTTCCACTCCAAATGACTTTATAATTCCACGTTCCGGTTAAATTTGTTGTATATGCAATTAGCACATCACTCTTATAAGGAGAAGAAAGTTTATTACCTCGTGCACTTACCACATAATAACCATTTTCGTATATAATTTCCCCGGGAGTAATGTCATTATACGTACCGTCATCCTTAAAATTTTTAAACAATTCAATTTGAGTTTTTATGCCATCTAATTCTGGAGAATATATTAAAACCGGAAGATTTGGAGCTGCATCTTGCTTGAATAATGCTACGTAATTTCCTTCTGCATACACCCAACTTCTTACTTGATAATGAAAATCACCTATACTATTGAAATTATACGGTACAGCAGGTTGAATTACATCACCAAGTTCAGGATAATTTTCTGCCGACAATTCTTCTCCGTTGCAAAGCAGCCAGTTATCGCCTAAATCCGTCCTTAGTGTTGATAAAGTGTCGCCCACTTTGAAATTATTCTTGACATCTCTGACGGCCAGCCCGTTCAGCGCGTCGTCTACGGTGGGGTCGTCCGCCGGGTCAAGACCCAGCTTCTCGGCCGTCTCGTCCTTAAGAAGCGTCGCCTTGTTGAGCGGTGTGCCCGCCTGCGTCGGCTGGTCCGCACGCGTCATATCATATGTATTTTCCTGTCCCTCAACCGGCATTAATTTCACACGCCCCGGATATGTCGGTACACGGTCTTTCATATTATCCCTCCCTAAATTTCTCCGCTGTACAGGTCGCCGCTGAAAAACCACGCCTGCGCCGTATCGCTTATTTTTTCTTTGGTCTCTTCCTCGTATTCCGTTCCTCTGCCGTATTCCTCCGCAAGAGCCCGCTCTATCTCGTTTGCTCCGCTCCATATTAAGTATTCCATACTCTCGGGGAGCTGCTTTTCTATGGTCATAACGTCGATCACCTTGTCAACATTCAACAGGTAGCGAGCCAGAGCCACGGCAGTCGGTATATCCGGCATATCCCAGTCCGTTTTGACATCTATGTCTGTCGGGTGCGCAAACGGCACAACCCACAACGGGTCTGCGGCAACGCCCAGCTCGTCTCTGTATCCGTCCAAAACGGTCTGCAGGCTGTTGAAGTAATCCGCAATGAATCTGCACGCCGCCTCCACCCTGTTCAGGTCCTCGGCATTATACGCGCCCTTCATTCCCGCGCTCCATTCCGCACGCTCATCAGCCGTCATCGCCGCCCAGCCCTTCGCGGACAGAGCGGCCACCCGCGCCGCATCTGCCGGCGTCCTGTTATATACAAGCTCGTCTATTATCATTGGACTGCCTCCCTTACGGCGGCGGTAATATCCTGCGACAGACCTCCGTTATAGGCCGTCGCAATCTTTGTGATATATGCCTTTTCCGTGCCTCCGTATATATCGCTTATAGTCAGCACGTCAAGTGTGTCAAGCGCCGGATTTCCCCTCGCCGGTATTGTATATTTCACCCTGTCTTGCGCTATCGCAAGCAGCCATTGCGCTACACCGTCTCCGTCAGAGGCACAAGCGTTAGTAACCGTCTTTGCTCTCACGCTTTCCCCCTCTTCCAGGCTCTGCGCTGTGTAGGTTGTCTCGGTATTCGCAAAACCGTCCTTGACAACGAGATATATGGTATTTATACGCCCCGCGTCGGATATGCCAGACAAACTCTCAGCGTTATTCGCGTCTATGCTGTCCCCTGTCGCGGCTATGTCTATATCCTTTGCTGTAAGGGTAAGGGTACGGTCAAAGTAAAGCGTAGTTTTTGCCGCCTGTGCTACAAGCCGCAATGCCTCGCGACATTTCGTATTTACAGGTATCGCCTTGCCAACTACCCGCGCTCCGATATCCTGTGGAAGATTTACAATAAAGTCCAGGCTGCTCGCGGCCTTTATCGCCGTAACAGCCTCTAATAGCGTCCACGTGCCGCTTGCACCGTCGTTATATGTTGCACCGTCCAGGGCGCTAACAAAGTCACCGCTCGTTATAGTGGCTGTGAGGCCATCGCCGGATACCTTAGATGACTCAAAAAGCGTGTTGCTCATGTCAACTACTTTGTCGTTTATTGACAGAGAGGCGCTGATTTTCTGGTCATCCTGTAAAAATCTGTAAATCCCCTTCGGATTTGCGATGTCATACGCCCTGTCCCTGTTGTCAAAGGTAAATTCGAACTTGCTGGCGGGAAAAGCCGACATATCCGGCGAAATTTCTTCTATCCAGGACGCGCTTTCAAGATTGTCCGGACCGTATTCCTGTATTATCCCGAACAGTATACTAGAAAGGCGTACACGGCGATATGGAAGCCATGTATTTAAGAACGTTATATTCAGCTCCGTAAATCTTTCCGTAGGCTGGCTTGCTGTAAATTTGACCTTATCGTTGTCATAAACGGCGGAGGTCACCACCGCGCCGGAGCTGTCCTTTGTTTCGATTTTGATTTTCGACGCAAAATTCCAGGGCGATTTATCGTCGAAGATTAAGGTAAAGCCGGCACAGCTCACGGGCTGCGGGAAAGAGTAGCCAAGCTGCTGAGGCACCGTAAATTCCGCGTTTCCGTCCGACAGCGCCGACGACCAATAGCCGGTATGAACCCCGTCCAGATTTTCGGGCATAATTTTCGCGCTGCCGTCCAGTATCCACTGGTTTTTCTCGGCCGACGCGATGCCGTACGTCATATCGCCGCCGCTTTGAACCTGATCCGGCTGTGACGGCGGTATCTGCGCACCCGTAGGCAATTCGGGTACACCCGTTTCGGCTGCGTCCGTATCGACAAGTCCGAATGTGATTTTTATTCCAACGTACCGCACATCCGCGTATGGTGTATATCCCGTGCTAACTGTTTGCATAACTGGTTACCTCCTGCGCTTCAGCGGTAAGCACGACGTTGTACCACATAGGTACACCATCAACAAACTTGAATACTTTTTGATTTCCTATCGTAATTTTGAACGTTCCGCTCTCGTCACCTGTGGCTGTGGGATAGCTTATCGTTACATATCTACCCTGTTTTGCCAAAGTCACAAGTTGACTCAGTGTGTCAGCCGGAAGCCATTCCCAATTAGCTTTTAGTTCTGCCCTCCAGCCGATTATGTCACGCACATATTTCCCCGATGCCATTTCACGCTCTACAGCTACGGCCTCGCCGCCTATTTCAAGTGTTTTCGTTCTCGGCATTGATATACCGCTGATATTCAGCGAGTTAAGCATACAAATACCCCCTTTGGTCTGCGACATTTTTGAGCGGGTCAATCAATTCCTCTGCTATGACTTTCCCATTCAATACTGTCTGTACAATAATCGTCTGCACCGATGCCGCGCCACCTGCGGATATGCCATTGACGGCCGCCTCGGTTGCTTTATATATGCTGCTCGCCGTTGCCGCATCGCTCGGACGTTTCATATTCGCCACAACGCCGGCATCAAGATTTTTAGTAACGTTACCGAGGCTTGCGCCCATCATTGCGCTTTTGATTACGCCAGCTACGGAAGATACTGCGCTCTCCACTTTGCCGGTGTTTTCTCTTATCCCTTTAGCGTACAAGTCCATCATATCCGGCGCGTAAGTGTGGAAATTTGAGAGCGGCCCCTCTTCCGGTTCGGAGAAGCCAAGGAAGCTTTTGACCTTTCCGGCCACATTTTTTACAGTATCGGTCAACGCCTTTATTTTTGACTTTATGCCGCTTATAAAATTATCAAGCAAATCTTTGCCCCAGTTGACGGCTGTATTGACAAGATTGCTGAATGCGTTTGCAATTCCGTCTTTTATCTCCGTAAAAAAGTCAACGGCATTTCCCCAAGCGGTTCTAATACCCTCCCAACCGTTTTTAATCGCGGTTACAACGGTATCTACGACTTTTTTTACCGCTCCGAACGCGGCGTTGACCTTTTCTCTGAATTCTTCGGATGTATTGTATGCCGTCACAAGAGCGGCCGCAAGGCCGGCAAGCAAAGTTGCCACCAGCACAAACGGGTTTGCAAGCATCGTGGAGTTCAGTAGCTTCTGTGCCAGCTCTGCGGCTACAGTGGCCACTCTCTGCCCCTCCAGAGCCGTCTTTACGGTATCTATAAGCGTTGATATACCAAGCGCCGCCTTGTATGCCACAAAGGCCGCAGTAAGGCCGGTGACAACGGGTATGGCCGCTTTTATTCCCGCTATAAGCGTATCTATATTAAAAGAGCTTGTACCGGCAAGGAAGTCGTTCAGCCACGTTGTCAGTCCCGTCAGCGTCGGCAAAACCGCCGTTCCCACGGTAGCCGCCAGATTCTGCATATTCAGCTCAAGTATTTTCTGCTGGTTTGCGTAGCTATCGCTCGTCCTTGAAAAGTCACCTTGTGCGTTTGCCGTAGCGGACATAAGGTAGTTATACCGAAGTGTGGCCTTTTCTGCCTCAGACATTGAACTATATGCCTTGTCTATCCCCTGTGAGAGGGCATACGCCTCAAGGTTTGCAACGGACATATTTATACCGAGCTGTTTCAGCGGTTCCGTTTCGCCGGAGATGCCAGCCCGCAACTTTTCAAAAGCTGTCTCGGCATCGAGGTTATAGAATGACCCCATATCTGCGGCTAAACCGGCTAAAGACATTGACATATTTTTTACGTCAGTCTCGCCAAGCCCCATGCTTGTGAACATTGCGCCCATTGTACCAGTGAATTGCTTCGCCTGGAGTTCAGACAGACCGAAGGAAGCTGCCGCCGATTTAGCAAAGCTATTTACTTCATCCGCACCATCACCAAAAGTAACGTCAACAACGTTCTGCACTTCTTCCAGGTCGGAGGCTAATTCAACGCCCTTTTTCGCAAAGCCTACAAAAGCCGAGGCAAGCTGTTTAACACCGTCAATTATTGTCTGTGATATAATGCTTCCTTTGATGATGTCTCCCAGCCTCGTCCCGCTTTCACTGGCCCCGTCCATACTGTCGGCTACGTTATCCATCTCATTTGTATATTGGTTCAAGTCGCCTTTCGCCGTATTCATCTGGGCAGAGAGCTTACTAACGGCGGCCGCCTGCCGGTTGTAGGCGTTTTCGGCCTTAACTGCCTCTTCGGACTGTTCTCCATACTTCTGCTTTGCCTGCTCAAGTGCCGTGCCGAGTTCGCTCAGATGCGTTTTCTGGCGTTCGTATTCACCGCCCAGAAGCTCTATCTTCTGCTGTGTTGCCGCTATCTGCTTGGTCAGAATCTCGCTCTTATTTGCAACAAGAGTTTCTTTATCGGCCATTCCTGTCATTGACGTTACAGACGAGTACATTTCGGCCGAGAATGTTTTCAGCTGCGCGTTTATGGCGGTTAAGGCATTTTTAAACTCTTTTTCGCCGTCAATTCCTATCTTAATTCCTATTGTGTCTGCCATCTGCTCACTTCCTTCTTAAAAGCGCAAAGAAGTCATCATTATCCGGCTTCTTCTCTTTCGCCCCTTCGTTTTTTATCTGTTCTACAGCAATAAGATCAAGGAGATACCCAAACGGCATTACAGACGCCTCTCTGTATGTGAGCCCGATCTTCAGCCCATACCAAAGAAACCACGCAAGGGATGTCATTTCCCCTGCGTGGTTTCTGCGTTTTTTGGGTCAACCTCAACTTCTCTTTCCGAGCCGGCGTCTATTGTGTCCGCAATGCCTTTGAGGACAAGATTAGATATATCCTCCACGCTTGTGGTTATTAGAAGCTCGTCATAAGTAGGAGCTGCCGGTGGGTTTTCTCCGTTCGCCTTATCGTACAACTCTCCAGCTTTGAGCATCTGCGCGAAAAGCCATATGGCGGTTGATATCTTATTACCGTTGACTTCTTCAAGCACACTCTCAAAGCTGCTGGATTTAGATTCACACTTAGCGATTACATAGAGACTAAAGCAAGTAGTATATTCTTTCCCCTTGAAATTTACCTTAGCCGTTTTCATTATCTACTATCACTCGCCCTCTGTAATGTTGAGATATTTCTTGATTATGGTTGCCGCATCGGCCTCGCTATCCAGTTCACTTGACAGCATAAACCAGCGCCCATCAGTAGCGTCCGAGCGCATTACATTTGCTGTCAATTCCTGTGTCTGCCACTCTATGCTCTCGCCCTGTGTTACAGCCTCTACGCCGGGATTTGCAAACTGGATTTTAGGCAGAACAAACGCCTGCCATTTTACAGCGTTGTTTATTTTCTTCTTTATAATTCCACCGAGTCCAATATACGGTGTATTCTGGTTGCTGTTGAACACAAGCCAAGTCGGTTTTGGAGTTGTTGTAATTCCCGATTCAGTTATTTCCTCGCTTGTAAGTCCTAAGATTTCCAGCATAACCGAGGCCAGTAAATCATCTGTGGTAACGGTTGCCGTGCCGCCTGTGAACGTGTTATCGCTTTCAGCCGCGCCGTTGTCTGCGTACAGAATATTAGCATCGGCATCCTCAAGCTCAAGGCTAAATTCTGTATACTTACCCAGTACACCGCCGCCGCTATATGTAACCGTACCGCCGTTGTTGGCATACTTAGCGAAATACGGTTTGGATAAACCTATTTTTGCCATATTGCTCCTCCTATTTCATTGCTTTTTTTATTTCTTTCTCTACCGTTTCGGCCATCGTTTTAGAAACGGCTTTTCGTATTTTTGCCGCTGTCGGCCTTACAAACGGCCTTTTTATACCAATAGAGCTTCCACTTTCAAGGCTTCGCGCTACAAGCGCATTAGGCTGTCCCTTTGGATAATGTTTAGTTAGGTGCTTATTGTAGCCCGAAAAACTAACCTTTGTGGTTGTCGAGCCGTTGCTGTTCTCAATGCTTGCAATGCCTATACCATCAAGCAGTCCCTGCTTTTGCGTTTTCGAAAGGCCGGATATCGTCTTTTTGTAAAAACTCCAGCTCCCGTCATTCGCCGCAAGTCCCGATACAGTAGCTCTAAGGGCGTCAGCCACCTCTCCGGCGCCTTTGTACACACCTGCCGCAATCGCCTGTCCCGCATCTCCGGCAGACAACCGTTGAAGCTTTGCGGACAGTTCATTTAGGCCGCTTATTGTCATTTTCGCCATCAAATCACGCTCCAGACCCATTCGTAGTGTATAAAGCCCGTGTCCTCCTCATACTGAACGGAATTGAGGTACCAAGCCATACCGATACTATCCATCGACTCCTCGAATTCCTCTTTCCAGGGATCGAACTCCCGTTTTGTGAAAAGGTCAGTCGTGCCGGTTACGGCGCCCTCAACGTGTCTATCGTCGCCCACAATGCCGTTAGAGCCGTCCTCTTGCCAAACAAAGTACCTATCAGAGTTCAGCCTTTCAAAATGACTGACTGCATCTGTGACCGCTGTGTGGGCGGCAATAACTGTGTCATACCACACCATTCGCCGCCCCCTGTTCCGTTTTCGAAAGTGTTATATCAAGGCTCGGCGGATATATGTCATCCACGCTTTGCACCATCTCTATTCCGTAGTACGTTCCGTCCTCGGTCTTTACCATATCACGATTCGTAATAGCAGAAGTGCGAGGCACGCGCACGACCCGCTCAACTTCTGTCTGGTTTTGCTTTGCAGAATAGTACCTGCTTATTCCCAGCCGTTGTTCAGCGTATCTAAGAGTTATTTTTTCAGTAAGCGTTTTCTTCGGCATCCGTCCGGCCGCCGCCGTGTCCGAGACGTCATACACCGTTAAAACCCCGTCGTTATACGACTGAGTTACCTCGCCTATTTGCCTGTTCGGTGCTTTCCACATACTTTTCCACCGCCTTTATATTCTGCGCTCCAAGCAGTAACGAGAGATAATTATTCTCAAACACGTCAAGTGCTGAGTCTCTCGCATATCTGACAAAATCAAAAAGAAGCATCTGCTCCGTTCCAGGCGTTTCATAATCACCTGGTGCTCCTAGTTTCCCATCGAGGTACTTCTCACCGGCGGCGATGAGACCGACGAGCTTTTCGTCGTCGGCCGCATCGTCCCAGGTTATATTCAGATAGTTTTTTACCGCCTTGAGCAAATTGTCACTCGCTGCCATTAGGCTTTAGTAACCGTGACGGTATATGTCTCGGTTGTTGTACCGTCGGGCGCCGTTACTTTAATTTTGACGGTATTTGCTCCCGACGCCCAGACTGCGGCGGTGCCGTTGTCAACGGGAGTATCGCCGACCTTAATTTCTATTTCGGAGCCGGCGTTTGACGGCGTCGCGGTTATCGTATTTGTTGCGTTCGTTGTGCTTGCTGTGTATGTCTTTGTGCCGGACGCAAACGTGGGGCTAATTGCGAGTGAGCCAATCTTGAGGTCGGCAAGTGTCGCGTCAGTGGACGGTGTTGCCGCTGTTACATTCGTTACCTTGTATGTAAGAGGCTGAAGGCCGGATATATCAAGGAACAGGAAGGAGTTGTTATCCTTCGGCATACCGTTTGCGTAAACCTTGATAAGATACATACGATTGTCCTCAAGGAATTTGTACTCATCAGAATACTCAATACGGCCATCTGTGGAAGTTCCGGCTGCCGCAAAGTATCTGTTGGCGATACCGAGGACAGCCTCGCCAGCGTCAAGAGCGGGTGTAGGAATGATTGTCATCGGAAACGGTGTAACGTTATTGCGATACGTGCCGTCCGGCGCCATAACCGTTGTGGCCGGCATAACCTTGCTGTAATAGTCAGCGCTGTTTACAACGAGAATAATGCTGTCAAGCCTGCGGGGCTTGCCGTTTGCGTCGACGGCCAGAAGGGCGAGAAGGTTGCCCACCGTGTCCGCGTCAAGACTCGTCACCTTGATTTTCGCCTTCTCGGGGTATACCCCGCCCGTAACCGTAACGCCGTCGCCCACCTGCCTTGTCATACCAATGGGCTTCTCGTTTCCGTCGCCTGTGACAATGCCCGCCTCAAGGCCGTTGGATATTGCCTCATAAAGGGTCTGGCGCACGAAGTTGTCAAGCCATTCCGGCCCCAAATCCAGCATAGCCTTACATACGGGTATAAAGGCCGACAGCTTGAGAAGATTTGTATTTACCTCCTTAAAGCCGCCTGTGATTTCCTTAACAACTTCATCGCAAAGCTGACCCCATACAGCAGCCTGGTATCCGTTTGTGTTCATAAGGAGCTTTACGGCGCCGCCGGAGGGGATAAAGTCAATGAGATCAAGAAGGGGATGCGCGGACTGGATTTCAGAGAATACGTCATTTACGACTGTCTCAGGCAGTACCGCGTCAATGCCGGCAAGAGCCTGTTTCGGGTCTCTGGACTTCATTGCTTCAATTACCTTCTGATAATAGTTTCTCTCTTTGCTGGTGAGCTGTCTTGTGCCTCTGGCGGCGAGAATTTTACTATCAAAGTCCTGGCGGAGTTCGTCAACGCGGTTTTCATGCTGTGCAAGAACATCGTCTTTTATGCACTCCAGCATTTCTTCAAAAGCCTGGTAAAAGCCTTCCGTATCGTTGTCCTTGATTGCCTTCTGCATTAAGGCTCTAATTTCATCTCTGTTTTTAATGTCGTTGGATTTCAAGTTAAATTTCTCCTCTCAAAATTAAAGGCCGGCAAGCATTGACACAACGCTCAACGGCTTTATTTCTTTCATTTCTTTTACTTCTTTTTGTTTTGTCGGTTTACGTTCCGACATTTCGTGCAGGTCTCTAAGCTGCGCCGCGAGGGATTTGCACACGTTTATCCGCTGCTCTATATCCAAAGCAGCCTTGTTCAGCACCTTCGCAGCGTTCGTCATGTCCGCATCCTTTTCGGCATACTCATCAGCAAGGCCAAGCTCAACACACTGCTGCGCTGTGAGCCACGTTTCGTTATTCATCATCTCCGCAAGCGTCCCCTCGTCGAGCTTATCACCGGCCTTCTCCAAATAAGCGCTGCGCCCAGCCGCGTTTATCACGTCAAGGTCATCAGCCGCCTTTCGCAGCTCCGAAGCGTTGCCAACCGCGCACATCCACATATTGTGTATCATCATCAGCGCATTTTTGGGCATTACCACGGTATCACCGGCCATTGCAATAACGGAAGCGATAGAACAGGCGAAGCCGTCAATGTACACTGTCTTGTGCGCCGGGTGGCGCCGAAGCTGGTTGTAAATGGCTGTGCCTTCAAATACACTGCCGCCATAAGAATTTATGTAGATGTCAATCTGGCCTACGCCTGGGTACTTGCCCAACTCTTCACGGAAATGATTTGCGGACGTCTCACTTTCGATAACGTCTCCAGTCCAGAAGTTGTGTTCATCGCCTTCAACGTCACCGTAAATGTACAGGCTTATTGTACCCTCGGCCTGTTGCTTTATTTCCCACATCGGTTTATGCACTTTTTACTCTCCTCCTTTCTCGGCCGTCAATGCCGTTATCTGCGTATCCACACCGGCTATATTCCGTGTCATATAATACGCGTTCGCCCATTGTTCATTTATGGGCGCCTGTCCCGCAGCCGCTCGTATGTCGTTTATGCTGAAAACTCCGCTGCCAACCAGTTTCTCAACATTGGCGGCATTGGCAAACAGGTCAAAGTGTATGATGCTTGATGAGTCAACGCGTAGGTACGTGCCGGCTCGCCATTTTTCGAAGCCGTACCTTTTGCGCACAATCTCCTCTTGCAACTGGTCACATATTGGGTCTATGCAATAAGTTAAAAATCTGCTGTTCGCGTCCTGTGTGCCCTCAATCTGCCCTTGAACAAGAACAGCGGGTATCTGGAACGCCCTTGCCGTTATTTCATAGATATCATCCACCAGCGCCTTTATATCCCTTGTGTTTTCAACGGTTCTGGTTCCGTTCCCGCCGGCATTTTCGTATTTGTACCCGTCAAACTCCGGCAGGACGGCGCCGCCGCTATCCAGGAATGGCTTAAATTGCCGCTCTATCATCTTCTGGAAGTTCTCCGCCCAATCTTCGCCGCCTTGTGCAAGCTGTGAAACGTGTACTTTCCAATGCTGGCCACTATTCCATTCGTAATTTTTCGCAGCGGCGGAAACAAGCCGACAGTAAGAAGCAAACAGATCGTCGGTAATGGCAGATATATCTTTGTTGTTCAGCCTAAAGTGAAGCACGTCCGACTCTTTAAAAGTCTTGTCGTACTGCATATCACCGACCACTACGTTTTTATATTCGTTCTGCTTTGACGGGTAGTTATCGCCGGTGTCCCAATCATCGGCCACTACAAGCGCCTCACGCCCGTCACGGCGTCTTGTGCCGATAACAAGCGCCTCGTTGTCCATACACAGCTTGTATATCAGCTTGTGGAGGAAAGCCGTAGAGTTCTGGTTCGCGTTCGGCTCACAGTTCCACAGAAAATATTCTGCGCCCTTTGTCGGCTTCCCGTCTATATACGTCTTAAATTCGCATCGGCCTATGGCGTTTGCTATCATATTTACGCAAACATTAAACGCCGCGTTTCTGGCTCTAAACTCCTGCGCGGCCCCGAAAAGTTCATTACAGCTTACTTCAACGCTGTCCTGTTTCCCGTTTTTCGTCCGCAGCCATTCAAAAAATTTAATTCCCATTTCTCACTACCTCAAAATTATTGCACCTATCGGCGGTATCTCCGCCACAGTGCCGGTACTCAGCCGCTCCTCGCACACCATTGAGGCCACAAGTGCCATAAATGGGTCAGTCTTACGGCTCTTCGCCTCAATCTTTGCATAAATAAAATTGCCCGTATCCACTCCAATTTTCTTTGAGCTTCTTACGCGCTTAGTATTATTAACCGCCCACCGCAGACAAGGGTTATCGCCCCAGGTGAACAGACCGCGGTCAAAACATTCTTGTATTACAGGGTCAACCTGCATAATATCGGAAGGCCGCACCAACTTCACGCGTGCCTTGTCCGACGCATCAAATCCTATTTTCTTTAAGCTCTCCGCCATGAGAGTCCAGCGGAAATTGTCAAGCGCCACCATTCGGATATTGTAACTGCGTCCGGCTCTGAGTATGTAATCTGCTATAAGGTCGGGGTGTATGCTCACATCCTCCACCATCTCGGCAAGCCCGCACCTTACCCAGTCTCTGTACGGGGCCTTTACCCTTGACAGGGTTTTCGATTCGGCGCATATCCAGGCGTGGTTAATGTCATATCGCCTGTCGCCCTTTCGGAAATGGAGGTTTACGGCCGCCCAGTCGGACAGTTCGGCGTAGTCAATACCGACGGTGCAGGGCCAGCCGCGCATGTCGGGCAGCTCTCCGGAGGTGGCCAGCACCTTCCCGTAGTCGGTTACGCCAAGCTCACGGCGGCCGGCCCTTATGCCCATTCTCTTCGTCATAAAATCTCCGTGCTGTTCCGGATGCTCAAGCCATTCCGCATATTCCCCCTCAATTTCTTTCATTAAGTGCGGAAAATACGCAAGCGACGGATTCGCCATAGGCCAGTTCTCCTTGTCGTGCACCTGCTCCTCTTCGTTGAGGCAGCATATAAACGGCAGAAAGCCGTTGTCCCGTTCCCCTTCGAAAAGTATCCGCCGGCCTCTTGCAAGATAGTCATCAAGAGGCCCGTCGCTTATATCGCCGTTTGATGTAAATATTCCCGCTCTCGGCTGGGCCACCTTGCCCTGCCCCGTCGTGAACACCTTGATATTGTCGTAATTTTCGAACTGATGAACCTCGTTGAAAATAACCTTGCCGCTTCTCAGGCCGTCCCTGCCCTTAGGGTTGTTTGTGCGGCCGCGTATTACGCCCTTGTTCCTTCGCCCCTGTATTTTCTCCTTCGTGTGATAAAAGTGCTTTTTAAGCTTAATTTCGTGCTTGGGACTCTCCAGCACCTCCACAAGGTCGATAAGCGGCGTCATAGCCTGATCCTCGTTATTTGCGCAGATGTCAACGTTATAGTGCTCAACGGGATTGTACGGGCTCACCGAACACAGGGCGTCAAATGCTATAAAACCGTCCTTCCCCGCGCCGCGCCCGACCATACAGAAAAGCGTTTTCCAGCGTGGCATTCCGTCTTCCGTATATGTGCAGTCCCACAGGGCGGTTAAAAACCGCTCCCAGGGGAGAAGTCCGCCGTACGGAAAATACCGCTCAAGCCTGAAATATTTTTCAAGCTGCACGGTGTCCACGTATATGCTCTCGTTTTCAAACACCCCTCTTATGTACGCGGCAAGGGCGTGCTGCTCGCGGCAGGCTCTGGGGCTGTCGGCCTCCACCGATATCAAATAGCTTTCCACCTCAGGGGGCAGACTACAGCTCATCGTCATCACCGCCTAGCTGCGGCTTCGAATTTGCGGCCAGCTCCTTAAATCCTAAGGCCGTCCATATATTCAACATCTGCGCGGATATCCTTGCCATCATCGGCAGAGATTTATTGTCGGTAACGCCCCTTTGCGTAGCGCCGTTTGAATATTCAACAGCTACGCCCCTTGTATCCACGTCCTCCCTCAACATCTGGAAAATGCACCAGAGGCTCATGTATTCCTCTACCTTATCGGTGAAATGCCGTCCTACAAGTCCACGTGCGTCCAAATCGTCCAGCAAATCCTGCCTGAGTTCGATATACTCCGCTTTTTTCGTCCACTTCTTAGATAAATTAGCTTTTCCCGTTGCCATACTTTTATCACCCCTTTAAATTAGCACATACACTCTCCACATACGCGCAAAAAATCAGAATTGTCAGG